CTAAATACGCAGTAGCTACAGCACTTAGTTTACCCGACCAGCACTTCTGCTTTCATAATGCCAGCTTTGACTGTGCTATTATCGAAGAGCTGTGGGGGATGACTGTTCCGTGGGACCGAGTCGAAGACACTATGGTTCTTGCGTTTCTAACTAACCCGCATGGTCAGCTCAGTCTTAAACCGTTGGCTGAGCAGCATTTGGACATGCCTCCCGCCGAGCGCGATGCCGTTGCTGACTGGCTTGTAGCGCATGGTGTATGTACTTTAAAGCAAGCCGGCGCGCATATCTGTAAAGCACCCGGCGGCTTAGTTGGTGAGTATGCTATTGGCGACGTCGACCGAACGAAAGCTCTATATGATTACCTGATAGAGCAGACTGATGAACGCGTGCAAGTAGCCTATCGACGTGAGATGTCGCTGATGCCGTATATTATGGCAATGGAGCGGCAAGGTGTACGCATTGACGTGGATAAGCTAACTGTAGACACGGCGTTCTATACGTCAATGCTTGCAGGTCTTGATAAGCAAATCCAAGCAGTTCTTGGTCCTGTAGATATTGATAGCGGGGCTGACCTGTCCGATGCGCTTGAACGTGCCGAGCTTGCCGGTAATGGCTTTCTGCTGACCGAGAAAGGCAACAAATCAGTTGCTAAAGACTCGATTATAGCTGCTGTATCAGACCCGAAGTTGCTCGGGCATATACTGCTCCGCCGTGCGATTGCAACGTCGCTGCGAACCTTCTTATCGCCGTGGCTTGAAGCTGCGCAGTCTACCGGGCGGCTGTATGTCCGCTGGAACCAAGTGCGCAACTACTCCGACACAGGGGCGCGCACAGGCCGACTGAGTTCCTCCCCCAACATGCAAGCTATTCCTGTTGAGTGGGAAGGACTGCTTGCGCAGTTTAAGAAGTTGGACTATACACCGAGCTTCCCCCTCCCCTCAGTCCGGAGTTATATCATTCCAGACAAAGATAATATCTTTGTGGGGCGAGACTACTCGGCGCAAGAGTTGCGGTTGCTTGCGCACTTTGCAGGTGGTAAGCTGCTGTCAACACTGCAAGCGCAACCCGAAGCCGACGTGCACATGATTGCGGCAGCTATCGCAAACATTAGTCGTAAGGTAGCTAAGACACTCGGCTTTGCTGTTCTCTACGGCGCGGGTAAAGCCAAGATTGCAGCAAGTCTGGGTATTACTGAAATGGAAGCCGGCGACATCAAGTCAGCTTACCTTGCTGCACTACCTGAGATTAATAAGCTGCAGTCCGAGCTTAAGTATCGCGGCAACAACGGCGGGTTCTTACGTACACTTGGTGGGCGTAAGTATCACGCTGAAACACCAGTAATGAAAGACGGACAGCTGCGGACGTTTGCTTATAAGCTGACCAACTATTTGATTCAGGGGTCGGCAGCAGACCAGTCAAAGCAAGCTATGCTTTACTATGCGCAGAACACAAAGCATGGGCAGTTACGGCTAAGCATTCACGACGAGATTGTCATTGAATGCCCAGTCGAGTATGCGGATGAGGAAGCAGCGTTACTTGAAGAGGCTATGAATAATAGCTTTCAAGATGTGCTTGAGTATAAAATCATTTCAACTGAGAGCCGTGGTTATAACTTTGGAGCACTATAATGGAATACAATGATCCGTGGGGCTACAGCAAATTGCAGACATACCAGGAATGCCCGCGCAAATTTGCATTCCAGTATATCAACAAGATTGCACAGCCATCTTCGCCTGCACTAGTACGTGGTAGCGAGCTGCATGCTGCATGCGAAGCTTACATTAACGGCTGGGATAAAATACTCGACAGCCGACTTGAAAACTGGGAGGAACGACTCGATGAACTTCGGGAAAAGAAACCTAAGACTGAGCAGGCATGGGGCTTCGACCAAGACTGGAACCTGCTACCCGATTGGTTCCAACCGACAACGTGGCTACGGGCGAAGGCCGATGCTGTCTATACGTCGGGGACCGACCTTGTTGTTATCGACTTCAAATCGGGTAAGTATAAGATACCTCCTGAGGCGCAAATTGAACTGTATGCCATCTGTGCACTGGCTGTCTACCCTGACGCTGAAGCTGTAATCACTGAGTACTGGTTTTTGGACAGCGGTAATGTCCTATCGAAAACTTACACCCGCCCCCACCTACTCGAACTAAGGAGCAAGTATGCTGTCATCCCTATGTATTCAGACACTGAGTTTGCCGCTACGCCTTCGCGAGCATGCTCTTTCTGCTCGTACTCTCGCCAAAAGGGAGGCCAGTGCGACGCGGGTTAAGCTCTGTGCTATGTGCAATGAAGAGAAGCCTTTTGACCCAGATGTAAAGCAATATAGTAAAGCATCCGGGTTTATCGGCGCGGTGTGCTATGAGTGCGTCTTGCGTCATAACAAGGAGAAGTACAATGCTCGAGGCCGCTCTCGAAAGCCGGTGCGCAAGCCTAGCCAAGCAAGCCGGATCCATTTTGCTAAAGATTCAAGGGACAAAAGGCTATCCTGACCGGATATGCCTTTGCCCTAATGGCAAAGTGTTTTTCGTTGAGTTTAAACGCGAGGGGGGTCAGCTGGCCCCTCTTCAGCGTTTTCACCTTTCAAAACTACGTTCTATGGGCTTTGTAGCAGAGTCTGTGGACAACGTGGACCTGTTTAAGAGATTGCTAAATGAACGACTTCGCTAAGCAATTACCGCAAGAGTGGGAGCCACACGGCTACCAGCTCAGCGGTATTAAGTGGCTTGTCACTCATCCGGAGGGCGCGCTGTTCTGGCCCCCGGGTCTTGGCAAGACTACTGTAACACTGGCAACATTCTTACGACTGCGCGAGTTAGGCTACAAACACCGAATGCTTGTGCTTGCGCCCCTTCGTGTGTGCCAAACAACATGGATGTCTGAGCCTAAAAAGTGGCTGCAATTCGTCGGGCTTAAGATAGGCCTAGCTCATGGTAAAGATAAAGAGAAAGTCTTGCAAGACCCGAATCTGGACATAGTTATTATGAACTATGACGGCATTAACTGGGCTGCCCCACTATTGACTAAAGCTAACTCATTTCAGATACTTGTCTTTGATGAGCTGACTAAGGTTAAGCATACTAACACCAAGCGCTTCAAAACACTGAAGCCACTGCTCCCACTATTTCAGTTTAGATGGGGACTGACCGGCACGCCTGTGTCTAATGGCCTACTTGACTTGTTTGGCCAAATCTATTGCCTTGACTTAGGAGCACGCTTTGGAAAGTATGTTACGCACTTCCGCTTGGGATACTTTACCCAATCACCCTTTAATGAATGGTTGTGGGAAGTACAGAAGGCTAAGCTGCCGGCAATATATAACAAGCTCGCCGACATTGCCTATTACCTTCGCGCTGAAGATTACCTTGAATTACCCGATCTACTCCATATTCTTATTCCCGTGGAGCTACCTGCACCGCAACGTGTCAAATACAAACAGTTTGAAACGACCTATCTTCTGGACGAAAGACTGACTGCGGCCAATGCCGGCGTATTATCTATGAAGCTGCGACAGTTCCTCGGTGGAGCAGTACTCGATGAAGGAGTTGTCTATGAGCAACACAATGCTAAGCTTGAAGCACTTGATGACCTTATCGAAGAGATGGCAGGTGAACCTTTGCTTGTGGCTTATGCTTTTAACCATGAGCTTGAGCGCATTCTGGCTCGGCATCCTACTGCTTTATACATTCGCGGAGGTATGAGTAAGCATCAAGTTGAAGACACCGTGACAAAGTGGAATGCCGGAGCGGCCCCAATACTGCTAGTCCAACCGCAAGCAGCAGCGCATGGACTGAATCTGCAGTTCGGGGGGAGTGCGTTGTGTTGGTTTACGCTGACATACAGCCTTGAAGATTACATTCAGTTGATAGCTCGGTTGTACCGGCAAGGGCAGAAGAACACAGTGCGCAACTATATCCTGACAGTTGAGAAGTCTATGGATGTGGAAGTTGCCCGCGCATTGAGCGCCAAGGATGCAACCCAAGAATCTGTCTTTCAAGCCCTAATGAAAAAAAGTTAAAATACATGTATACATTTGCGATTTTGTGGCGTAATATACATATATCAATCATGCAGATTGATACTTTAATCATCTATATGGAGAATCAAAATGGCTAAGAAGAAAATTGTTGCAGAAGTTGCTGATCCCGCAGAAGTTGCGATTGTGTCTGAGCTGGACGCAGTGAAGACCATGACCATGGACGAGCTGGTCTCGAAGTACAATAAGCTGTCTGCTACCCCTATGGAAGGCGAGTTTGCATCGCTGATTAAGGGGCGCAACGCAGTCAAGAAACTGATGGGCGTCTCGTTCCAGCATCCCCGTTCGCCGAAAGCTGGTATCGGTAAGTTCGCCAAAGAAATGCTGCTGGATGGCCAGACCAACGCGCAAGTGCTCGCCGCTGTGAAAGACCAATTCCCCGAAGCTAAGACGACCATGGGTTGCATCGGTTATTACCGTGCCAAGTTGGTCTTCGAAGGCAAGCTGGAAGCTGCTCCGCGTAAAGCCAAAGCAGCTGAGCCAGCCGACGACCTGCAAGCCGCAGCTTAATTTCACGCAGCACCTTGAGCAGTCTAATAGGCTGCTCTTTTTTCCCTTATAAGGAGTTATCTAATGGACGCAAAGATTTACGATATGCTGGTAAATCAGGCCAAAGCATTGGTTATTCGCAAAGGCGAAGATTACAATCAATCTGTTGACCTGCATGACTACTTCCCCTTCGGCGATATGAGCTATGTGCAAATGCTGCACATGAAAGTTACCCGCCTACGCTCGCTTATTGCTGTCACGGCTAATGG